TGGACACACTTTCATTAAGCGATGCTTTTTTTTCTTTTACCATATATTATTTTTGTTTACAATTATCAAAGTGAAATCTTTTCATATTAGAGCCTCCTTCTTTACCACAATGTGGACATTTTATTAGTGTCTTTTTTCTACCTTTTAACGCTACACTTACATTAGGCTTTTTTATACCCTTCTTATATGAACTTCGTTTAGTTCCCTGATACCTAACACTATTTTTAACATTAGATATAAAAAGATGGTCTGGGTTTTGTTTACATTGAAGTTCGTGCATGTGAAGGGTGTTTGTTCCTATCAACTTACTACAATACTGGCAGGCTTGCTTAGGAAAAGGTCCCTTAACTAATCCAGTATCCTTTCGTTTTTTATATTTCCCTAGTTTTTTACCTTGTTTTAAGTCTGATAAAAACTGCTTGGTTTTATCGCTATGGTAATCACACCCGCCGCCACCTTTATTTTTATTAATCAGACAAAAGCCCCACTGTCTAAATTGCTCAATCCAGTAACACTCTAGGAGTTTCCAATCATTCCTTTCTGTAGAATCTACCTCATCAATAATATCACAAGTAATATTACCTCCAAACTTACTCCAGTGAGTACCTTTTCTGACTGTAAAATTTGTAGTTTTTCCAATGTACGCTTTGAATGGATTACCATCAATATTAGTGATAAGGTAGATTACAGTACTGGTCATTATTAGATCTTTCTAATAAATAGTCTATTTCAATGAAAATAGTTCATCAAACTCTTCATCAATGTTCGATTTCTTTTTAGTGCTCAAAGCAAATGATGCAGGTTGAACTACTTGCTTAGTCTCTACTTCAGCACGAATATCATTAACTGGTGCTGTTACAGGTGTAACTTCTGCTTCTTCTGCTGTTTCTTCAGGATGTAACCATGCAAGCAATGATTCTTTCATTTCATCGTAACTGTACTTCTTAAAGATAGTAAATGCATCTGGTTGTTCTGTTAACCATTTCTTAACCTCATTAGCATTTTCGGATAAAGGAGTAATTTTTGTACGAACACGTACTTTAGACTGATTGTAGCTTGTTCCGTTTGTTGCAGGATCAGTTGTTTCAATTGTAATGTCACGACCTTGAATTGGATCAGTGTAATCACCTACATCTGGATCGTCAGCAATACTTAACAACTCTTGGTACACTTGTTTACCAAATTCCCATAAACGTACACCTTTTTCTTCTTCACCACGAACGATAACTGGTGCAAATACACGCATCTTAGGTTCTAACTTTCTAGCTAAAGACCAATTTTCTTTATCGCCTGAAGCTTTTAATTGCTTAGCGAATTCTACGATTGGATCTTTCTCTCCAAAGTTGTTTAAAGCAATCATTGTACGATTACCAATTCCGTAGTGCACATACACCTCTCTGAAAGGGTTTGAAGCATCTACTACTGATGGAACCAACCGAACCATGTGTTTTCCAACTGTTGGTTTCCATAAAATTAAACTCATGTCTCTCTTTTGTCCACCACCCTGCCTTGGGTTTTGTAAGGCAGCTAGTTTAGACTTGATACTAGATAAATCCATCTTGTCTCTGTTTTATTGTTAATTAATAAAATACTTACCTAAGAAAGGTACGAAGGAAAACTCATTATAGCAACTAAATGTTGACTATCTTATGAATTTTTGTAGAAAGTTTTTTGAGATCATCTCCTTGAGTAAGAAGAATTGTGTTTTTGTAGTTCAGCCAATCAATTCTAAATGAAGTATCTAATACACCTTCGTTTAGTGATTTAATTAGTAAATTAAGGCTGTTAATTGTATAAAGAGTGTTAGACTCTTTTTTTCTGTGTAAAAGTATTGTGTTCGGGAGAACCTTTGTGCTGCTACCATCAAGTTCTATGTTGTAAGTGCATAAGTATTCGTCAGATTCTTCTGATTCCAAAACGAAAATCTTACCATACATAATTGTATATTCACTTTTAATAGTGGTAAGGGTATCTTCGATCTTGTCCTTGGCTGAAAACGTGCAAAATAACTTATTCTTCAATTGATCCTGGGTTAGTTCTAAATATTCCATAATAAATAGTTAGCTTTTAGTGTTAAAGTCATAATTTAATCCTTTTTGAGCTTTCACTTTAAAGCCATCTTCTTCCAATATAGCCTTAATTTCACCTAGAAATCCTTTAGGATCCTCTGCTGAGTAGTCTATTAAGATAGAATCATACACCACTAACACAACCTTACTCTTTTTATCTTTGAAAAGCTCTTTTAATTTGATTAACTTCTTAACATTGTTGACCGTTTCAAGACATTGTATGTAGTAATTGAATAGTTTCTGTGCTGTAAACCCACTCTGTCTGAGTATTCTACCGTTTGGTAGTTGAATTTGTCCTGTACTTTTGTATTCTGCTTCGATTGCTTTTACTAATTCAACTACTTGTTGAAAAAAGAATATATCCTTATACTGATCTTCTACCCCATTATACAATTGTCTAAAGGTAATCTTCTTAGATTCTTGGTATTCCTCTGGAGTAAGCTCTGCTTTACCAAAATACTGCTGTCCTAATAATTCGTGAACTGATTTATTGTTCCGAAAAGGCACACTAATCATGTTAGCAATCAATCTAGGATGATATCCATCGAAGTCAAACTCCACAAACGCATCGTTTTCAGGTACTAAAGCACTCCTTGAATGGTTATCCTTAGTAAAAGCTAAGAAATTAATACCGTTAAACGCATTGGTTGGTCTTGAAGTTATGTTGTATAAGTTATAACTCGTATAAATCCTATTATTCTTAATCGATCTTGCCTTCCAAACCGGCTCAAAGTACTTATCAAAGAGCTTTTCATCTATACAAATACCTTGTTCTTCGACCCATTTATATGCATCCGTATAGGCATTTAACCACGGTAAATTTCCACTCAATCCTATGTAAGGTCTAACTGTCTCAAACATACATTCACATCTCTCATAATGCTTAGAAATAGGTATTAAAGTGTTAACATCCTCAGAATACATAAATTTACGGTAGTAATCACTATGTACATTGGTGTAACAGCTAAAATCCTTAATGATTCCTTCAGTATCTAGGATAGTTTGATATAAATCTATACAGTTTGTAGTTTGTAGATTGAGTATTTGTGCGTGCCATTTAAGATCTAACAGATAAACTCTACATTCTAACAGTGGTTTTACGTCTTCAATCGTTAGTGAAAACGCTTCTGTATGGTTAAACGGTATGATATACCCTTTATTGAAGTCGTTATAGTATAGTACACACGGTGAAGTGAGTTGAGGGTGTGCTTCTTCTGATAAAGATATTAGATCGATGAAGCATTTATCTACCTTAGGTAGCTGAGCTATCTGTTCTTTGGTCTCAATAATAAAATATGCCATTTGTATAACCTTTATTTTTAATTAATATACAACATCTAGATTATTAATCCAACAAATTACTTGATTTCTTTAAGTTATCCTGCCACCATAACGGTTGTAAGTTAGTGTAGTGAAAACTACCTCCTTTTGATATTGGATGTATGTGATCAATTTCCCAATCGCCATAGTTATCCCAAGACATTCCTTCTGTAAACTTAGACTCGATGTGAGATTTTAAGTATTGGTAATCACATCCTAGGTAGTCTACAGCACTTCCTAGTTTTTTCTTATTTTGAGACTTTAAACATCCTCTCATTCTAGATCCTACACTAGCTCTTAGTCTATAAAGGGGATCAAATTTTAACTTTTTATTATAATGTTTTTTTCGAATTTCTCGTATATTTTCTTTGTTCTCTTGTCCCCACTTTTTAAGATAGCTTTTATGGTAATCGGGATTTAACCTGTAGTAATGTCCTGGATCATCCTGTCTAATTTTTTTTCGAATTGCTTTTTCACAATCTTTACACTTGGATTGGCGCTTATCCTTTGTTTTACTATGCTTATAGTAGTCAGTAAGAGGCTTAGATGCTTTACATATATTGCAAACTTTCATACTAATAAATAGTTAAAAAGTCACATAAAATACATACCCACTACTTACTTCCCGAAGTAGCAACATTTGGTGTTATTTGTGCAAACTTAGTATAGTTTCCACCTATAAAAGCTACCAAACCAACGAAATTAACAGCTGCTGCTTCTGTTGTTCTTTTGTTTGTGTCGTAAACACCGCCTATAATTTGATACTGAGACACTCTGGTGTTGTGTAATGGTCCTGTTAATTGCCAAAGAATATTAGTACTCAAATATCCTAAACTAGTGGATGATACCTGTCCATTTTGAATCTTAGTCCAATCTGTTTGTGATATTTCTACAACATAACCAGTTCCTGTCACGTATTTAGCAAAATACCTTGTAAAATAACCTCTTGCATAGTCTGTTGGAAGCGGTGTTGGATAGTAAGGTGTCAAGGTAGTTAATGCAAGGTCGGATTTTGTTATAGTTTGAGTTAAAGGCAAACTGTTAGTAGATGTAGCAGTTGCATAGGTACTTTGAGCTTGGGAAAAGCCGGTATTATTGGAAGTTACTGCGGTTAAGCTTTGATTAGTACCTGTAGCTGGATTAGCTCCTGCGTAGATTCCACCATCAGAAGTGATATAGTACTTACCTGTGTAGCTTGCACCATTAGATAAAGTAAACTCACCACCTCTTGTGTAGAGATTTTGTCTTATTTGTGTTTGTGGGTAGTATTTTAATGACATATCTAAGCTATAAATTTATTATACTCCTCTGTTCTTCTATCTACTAAGGCACCTTTAAACTGTGTTCCAACACGAAAGGATGTAATAGCGTTAAGATTAGGGTTAGTTTTACTTATTAATGACTGGTATAAAGGATTGTTTGTTACTTCGCCAGTATTATATCCTATATCTAATAGTGCAACTGCCTGACCATTTGTAAGAGTTATACCTTTACTAGTTGCATCGGCTACTAAAGTTTTATATAAACCTGCTATCTCTGTTCTTAAATTATCTTCAGCTTGTTGTGCAGTTATAGTATCAGTTGGTAGAATAGGTTGATTTGCTTTAACTCCTGTTCTATAAGTATCATAAGTACCCCATCCTATCGTTAATCTAAAAGATCCATCAGGTCTTTTGTTTCCTTCTAAGTTATAAGGATATAAAATTAAACTTGGGCTTGGGTTAGAAGGAGCATACACTATGTCGGTTTTGTTTTGTTGTGTAGTGTTTAGTTTTTGTGTAGATGCTAATTGTTCATGAGACTTGATAAAATTAACTGCATCTTCAATAATATTTCCTGTTAGACCGGTAGACGTTATGGTAGGTGTTGGTGCTATTGTCTGTGGTTGAGCACTAACTGTAGTGAAATTTTGCTGGTCGGTTCTTAATTTAATCATCTGACCCTTAAATCTAGTCAACCATTCGTTATTTTGAATAATGTGTGTCAAGCCAGTTACTATAAAACCAACCTTAGAAAAACTTCTACCATCACCTGTGGTTTCCCTGAGGGATATTGGTAATCTATTTGCAGGTATTGTAAAACCATTACCCATTATAATGCCACTAATACCATCTATTGTCATTTCTAAATCAGCAGGTATGAACGGAGCTGCAGAAGTAATTGGATCACCAGACTTAACGTGTGACATACGTTCAATATAGTAGTTCTTAGCCATTTGAATTTTGTCAGGATCGAGCTTAGCGTTACTATAGATATTAATAATATGCAGGTTAAATATGTTGGCTATCTTTTGGTTGTTTGATTCTTGTAAATTTTTATTTGTTGAATCGTTGTTGCTTCCTTTTGGACTAGATGGATTTTGAACATAAGGCTTGTATCTATCTGTGTAGTGCTGATTTAAATAACTTAGGGATGAATGGTCAATAGAATTTACAGAATCTGTATTAGCTTGAGCTGATATTGCTACCATACTAGCAAGTTTAGTGGACATTACTGTTTTAAATTGAAACTGTCTTGTTAAACTGAGTGTATTACCTTGTGCTCCAGAACCAAAAACTGGTAATTCACCTGATAGTATTGGATTGTTTCTTAACTTACGTAAAAAATCAGCACGGTTTAGAATCGAATCCTCTGTGCCAGTTTCTCCACTGTATTCAGGAACCCACTGATCATCCTGTATTTGGATTGTATTTGTATCATCCCTATAAGCAATTCTAAATAAATTTACATCGCCTAAACACTTATTTACATCCTTCATTATCTGCTCTAAGTAAGATTGTAAAATAACAGCGTTGTGTGGATCATTACTTGCAAAACTCTTTAAGGTGGTTAACAGATAATCAATCCTAAGTAATATATTCATCGTCTGACCTTGATTATTACCTGTTTTTCCTGAATTTTTAGGTTTAAAAGTTAAACCTGAGTCATACAAGGCTGCACTGAGTCTGTTTTCCGATTCTGGATAAAATAGATCAGGATCAAATTCGGTTGTTTTTACATCGGTAGGAAAAATAAGTTCATAATCATCATCTGAGCAATTAAAAGGTATTAAACATACAGTTGGATCTGTTGATAGCTGTTGTTGTGATGTAAAACAAAAATTTGTCTCCGGATTAAAATCTATATAAACATAAGGACGTTTTGCTGTATCTGCTGTTTGATTTATAGTCTGCTCTGATTGAGTTGAATCGTAAATTAAGCACATATTATTCAAAAAGGCGACTAAATAACCTAAAGTTATGTAAACAGGTTTAGTTCTAGCATCGATGTAGGTATCTGGACCACTTAAGGTGTAATTAACGACATAAGCATTGCACAGTTGATTAAAATCAACGTCTGGTACTTTGCTATATAGAGTTGGATTAGCCATTAGATTACTATTAAATCCTTTCTTAGCGTAGGCAATTAAATTAAAATCTACTGCTGCGTTCTCATTTGTTGCATTTGCTTTTATTTGCTTTTGTACAACACTGTTAGGATCAAAAGCATCAAACACTCCATTCAAAGAACCTTGAGAATAAAATTTATTAGTGATACCAGGATTCTTACTATTATTGTTATTTTGTAAAGGTACTTTTATTACAAAATCGTTACTGTTTATTGCTTTGTATTGTGCTTCGGCTTGGACAAGTGTTAACATCGCATCCAAAGCTGATGTAAAACCTTGTGGTGCTTCTACTTGACCTGCATTTGCTTGATTAACAGTGCCATTATTATCACCAGTAGCTCCTGTTCCTGTTTGATTAGTGTTTGCATTATTTTGAGGATTTGCATTTGCAACTCCTTGAATAAAGCCAGTATTATTTGTTGTAATTGTCCAAACAATGGGAACACTTTTAGTACCTATACCATTATTTATCGTAACGCCAGGATTTGTTAATGCGCCAGCCTTTAAAACAGGTTGATTATCTGGAACACTACAAGCAGCATCTACGTTAGTTGTGAAAGTTCCTACAACTACTATGTCATCTTTTTTTGGTTTTGTAATAGACGTTAGTGCTAATGTGCTGGGAGTAAGAGCTTCCCATGCCTCTAATGCATTTACTAATAGTCGTCTTGTTGGTATAAAGTATTGATTCGTAGAGCTTGTGTCTACTCTCCAAGCTAGGGTAATATAAATATCTTTTGTGTTTTTACCAATTGTCGGTAGATCATTAATATTAATAGTAATACTACCATTAAGAAGTTGTTTTGGTAATACACTATCTAAAGGAGCATTATATACATTTTGATCGTTGAATAGAAGATAAGTTTCTGTTTGATAATCAAAATACTTACCTAAGGCAGTGTTTTGGCTACTAACGGAGTTAAGTGTATAAGGCTGTCCGTTTGGACCTGTGGAATACCCACCAATGGCAACTTTAGGTGGGTAAGCATCTATTGCTGTATTTACTAAAGCCGTATCGAAAATAACATTATTACCAGCTACAACCTTAGTAAAAGGAATACCTGGATGCTTAGCTAGCCAAAGCCCTGCATATAAAGATTGAACTGCTGCATCGGTACTTGGATTGCCACTAGTTTGTGAAAAGGGATCGTAGTAATCAAAATTACCTTTAGGCGGTTTAAAACTCGAGTAATAATAGGCTCCAAAGTCAGCCACAAAATCATTTATTCCTTTGTTTTTATCGTAGCTTCCAAAATCTTTTGCTCTTGCAAGTAATTCAAGAGCGTCTGTGGGAAGTGGATCGAGTTTTACCGTTGTTGTTGGTGCATTTTTCTTAGCTAACTCCTCTACTTCTTTTTTTAAGGCTGCAAGCTCAGCTTCTTGTGCTGCGTTTGCAAGACCTTGCTGTACTTTTTTATACTCTTGTATTAAACCATCAGGTAAATTATACACCTGGTTAATTCTCATAGAATCCATGACAGCACCTAATCCTACCAATCTCACCATACAATCGTAGCCACCATCTTGATTAAAAGACCAAGTAAAATTTGAAACAACTCCAAGCATTCCATCGTAATTACCACTTGTTTGTTGTACCTTACTAGTAATTCTTTGCTGCACATCCTCTTTTCTTAAACCTGCTACGAAAGGATCTCCAATACCATAAACTCCATTATTTACAAATAAACCAGTCGCTGCTTCTACGCCATTAGAGCTATTGCTATTTTTAAAATACTGAGTATGACCCCATTCAAGTAGCATCGAGTATCCAAGTCTGAAATATAAGGCTTCAATTACATTTAATTGATCCATATTCCAAACCTTAAAATTAATGGTAGCTTGTCTTAGAGAACCTAATCTACCTGTAGTTTCAATTGTAACTGAAGTTAGACCTGGCATAGGTCTGTAACCTAATTCTTGAGTACCACCTAGTCCATAAGCTCCATTTGGACCTATTCCTTGTCTTAAATTTATACCATTACCATTTTGCACTGATGTACCCGCTTCTAAAACCCAATTTTTTGCTAAGTCATCCCCTGTCTTATAAAGGTTAGTATCTAAATTAAACTGTCTATAAAATTCATTTAATGATATTGGAGAATTTGTATTTGACGGTAAATATGGAACTTTAGTTTGTGAGTTATTGTTAAAGCCCGTAGAAGTTGTTTGCTTTGTTCCGTAGTTAGTAGGCTGGTTAGCTACTGGTGGTGGTGTTATCTGCACCGATGATGTTAAACGAGCCCAAGCACTTTTGTTAGCTAAAAATAAAACTTGTTGATTACTTCTATCAGTAGAACTATTATTATATGCTCTAACAGCAAGCTGTTGCAGCACGAAATTAGCAAAAGGAGCTCCAATAATATTCGATAACTTAGTAGCCATTATTTGTTAGGTTGTATGTGTTTAATACAGAAGAAATATTAACAGGTATTCTCAATTGTATACCGATTGGTGGATAAATTGAATCACCAGGTAAAGCATTTGCCGATGCTATAACCCACCATAGGCTTGCATCTTGATAAAAATTTAAAGCTATTAAGTCTAATCTATCATCAACCGTTGTAATAAGATAGTAATCATTATTAGTAGGTTGAATTTCAGGATAAACATTTGTCTCGTAGTACAAACTACCTGTTGCATTTAACTTTGTTGTTGCTATATTTTGATATCTTGACTGCATTACTAATATTACATTTATATGGTACCTAAGTTGATTGGTTGTAAGACGACAGCTTCAGGTGTTTCATTGGGAATTAACTGAGCTTGTTTATTGTAAGAGTTCTGTGCGTTTGCAGCTGCTGCACTCCTGTCTGCAATCTGTTGCGATGTTAGATTTGTATTAGCTGGTATCAAGTTAGGAATTTGACTTGCTGGTGTTGAAGCTAGTGTAGATTGTCCTTGTGACTTATCAAGTATAGCGTCGGATATTACACCGTTTGTGTTAGATCCTCTATTAGCAATGAGTTCAACATTAGCTACTGTCGTTGCATTCTTTGAAACCTTTCTTGGTAGTATGTCCATAATTGGTTTAAAGCTACATTGTACAGTTACCATCATAGGTAATTGTGCAATATCATTTTCTGTTTTGCCTCCTAATACAATATCCCAAGGAGTATTTCCATTATCGATAGATACGTTTACACTCTCTAAAAAACCAGGCATCCTGTAAATATAGTCACCAATTGTTAATCTAACAACGTTTCCACGCATTAAATTATAAGTTGGAGAATAATCAGGATAAACTTGTGATATTAAATTATTTAATTTTTGGTATAAAGGTACCATTTCTTGCCTTGTTTGAGCAAATATTTTAAAACTAAAAGCAATCGTTCTATCAAAACCTTGATAAGTTCTAAAAGTTTCACCTCTACCTAAATATTTAAAAGAATTAAATTCTGCAGTATTTGAATCGCTTATTTGACCATCAAAAAAAGCTCTGAAAAGCAAAGCTACTGAAAAGTTAGGATCGTCGTTGTCTATGCATTCAAATGCAAATTTAATAATATCTTTTGTATCGTTTCCACCAACTGTCCAAGGATCGTTACCTGTACCAACAGCATTGTAATAAAAAGGGTTAAGGTTGTTTACTCTATCAATAGCATTACCTTTTGAAACTCGATAATTTTTATTGGTTGAAGGAGAACCAGGATTACCAATACCTAAACCTCCTTGACCATTATAATTTTTAGCTATGTTGTAAACTGTGTAATCACTACTTGGTATTATCGGATTTCCATTATTTGTTTGAGCTCTAAAATCTTGGATGTTAGCGTTCATAGGAGATAAAGCTACAGATGGAGTTGTAAAGGATCCACCGTTAAAACTCTGAAAGCCCGGTAAATTAACAGTTGTGCCGGATTGAGTACGTGTATTTTGTTGAGCTAGTTGCAAATAGGTAAAAGCTGTCGTTGAATAGGCTTGAGTAACGCCACCAACATAAAATCCGTTAATTTCAGCAGGTGGAATAGAAGCTGCATCTGTACTTGTAGTACTGCCATCCGGATTAGTTGCTCTCCTAATTATAGTACTACCAATTCCATACACTGAACCAGGACCACCTTGGTAGTTAAATAATTGGTTTTGTATTGTTGAAATACCTAATCTATCTACCAGGTCTGGATCAATGCCTATATTATTTATATTATTAGCACTTACTTGAAAATTTGAATTGGGAAATAATTTTATAGCTTTTAGTATTGTAAGTCTATTTGTTACTTCCGTATTGTTTTGAGGTGCTCCTACAATATATTGATAAGTGCTTTGAATATCCTCAAAAAGAGTAGGTAATACTCCTTGTCTATTAAAATGCGCTCCAGTTCCCATCACAGCAACCTGTGCTAAAGTATTTAAAGGATCATAAGCGTTTGTAACCGGTAATACTACGTTTGCTAAGTTACTAAAGGATAAATTACCTAAGTTTACAGTGTTTTGTACTTGTAATCTTGGGTTAGTTAGTTGTAATCCAACTTGTTTTTCGATAAAAGCATTACCACGTGGAGCACTCTTTAAAAAAGCACTTATTCTTTCTGCATCAAAGATAGCAGAATTACTTGTATAGCTACCATTCACCAAAGAAGTAATTGATCCACCTCTAATAGGAAAATCTAAGCTAGTTCTATTAAGAGTATAGAAGTTTTGTATGTCCTGAGGTGTGCTTGCGTCTGGAATAGGTAGTTGTAAAAATGGTTGTCCACTATACCCTCCTCCAGGTTCGTCTAAACCGTATTTTAAGCTGGTTAAATTCGTTTTAAAATTGATTAGTGGCATCTTTACTTATTGCTTGCTTGTAGATAATCTAAATACGTTTGTTGAGGCGGAACAGTTTGGTAAACCGTATCAATTGGATTGACAAGAGGCTTTAATACTGAACTTACTACTGGATGAGATGAGTTTGTTACAACTGCAACATTTGAAGGAGTACCTTCAAAAATACCAGTAGAATTGGTTTGACCCTGTTTACTTAGCTGAGATTTCGTTATTTGATCTAATATCTGCGACATGATTTTAATGTTTTACTTTAACCACCCCCAGCACCAGATGTTGCCTGACGGTTTTGTGGTAATAATGGCACTATTGCTGTAGTAATTTGATGACCATCCATGTAAAGATTAGCATGTAGATAATCTGGTACATTGGAACTTAAAGGTTGACCAGCCGATGTTTGTTTCATTGCTTGTTGCTGTGCTGCTTCTTTTTGTGCACCTGCCTCTTTAGTACCACTTACTGAGTTAGATATGGCACCTCCTAGCGAATTACCTGTAGCACTTATACCTCCTGCAAGGCTACCTGCTCCTGATCTCACCTTACTTGCTAAACCCTGCCACTTATCTGTATCTGTGAAAGGTAAGTGACTTACACCTTCTAACATTGTTGCAATAACTTCACCAATAAAGCTAATTGTACTTGCTAATTTATCTGCTAGACCTTTAATAAAGTTATCTATCTTCTTTGGATCAGTTAAAAAATCAAATAATCCTGAGTTTTTTACAAAGTCAACGAATACTTTTTGAATTTTCTGCATTATTTCAGATAGTTTTTCTGCAGTACTTACTTGAGTGTATGTATTATAATTATCCTTTCCAATTAAATCACTAATTTGTTGCTGTGTTTTGCCTTGCTTTTCTAATAGTGTTATTTTTTCGTTAAATGTTTTTACATCTGTTGCACCTAATTTTGAATACAGCTCTTGTTTTTTCAATACATCAGCTAAACTATCTCTTGTCATACCAACAGAATTAGCAATTGCTTCCTGTTGAATTCTATTTAGTTTTAAATAGGAGTTTGCATCGCCTACATTCTTAGTAATTTCTTGTGCTAAGGTTGCATTATCATTATTTAAAGCAGCTTCTCTAGCTCTTGTAAGATTTAGGTCTTTACCGGTTAGTACCTGAGCTTCCATTTCCTTTGATATACTACCTTCAAAATCTAAAAAGCTATCAGCTGTTGAATCTAGTTGTTTAAGTTCAAATCCAAGTGTTTTTGTTGCTAGTATAGCTTTTGTAATCTTTTCAGGGTATTTAGCAAAAGTTAATCCCATTACACCTGATTGTTGAGATGCTTCTTTTATGATAGCATTAAACTCAAAACTAGTTCCAACCATTTTATTGAAAGCACCTACAGTTCCTATAACACCCTGAGTTAGTTTAGTTGCACTTCTACCAGTTACAATCGAAGCATCAGCAATTGCTTGACGTGATCCAGCTTCCAATCCTAAAATATCTCTTAACTTAGTGTCATTAACTAAAATATCATTACTAAGTTGCTTATTAACTCCAAGCTGATTACCCAATTCAATTTGAGATTGCAACATCCTAGTTGAATTAACAACAATATTATCACTAGCATTTGCTACTCCATCAAACTGCTTTCTCATTTTTTCTGCGGCACCTACAGAAATATTCATTGATCGAGCAACTCTGAAGTTAGCCTCTTCAACACCTAATACTGCATCAAGCATTCCTTTAAATGCACCCACTAACCCACCTAGTAATCCGCCTATAAATGGAATCGAGCTTGCTATTTTTTCTAAGCCACCTAGCATACTAGTTGCACCTGATGCATTAACTGAACCACCACCCATGCCATAATCCTGACCAGTAAGTAGATTAGCTGCAGAGGCAAAGGGAACTGCTAAGGCTGTTTTTGTTACCTCACCAGTTGATTTTGCAACTGCTTTTAATGTTTCATATCCTGCTACTGCTCCTGCAATAGCTACCTTTCCTGATTTAGTTTCTTTTAAAGTATCTGTTAAACTTTTCTTTTTTCCACTTCCTTCCTCTCCTGGGGTATTAATACCTCCGTTAACCTTAGCACGAGCTATGTCAATTCGTCTCTGTGTTTGTTCTTTTGTTCTGAATACATCTAATAATCTATTACCAATTCCTCTCTCTTTGTTGACGTCTTGAATTAATTTTTTTTCTGTTTCTAGGTTTGTTGCCTGCTTCTTTGCTTGAAATTCTCGTGTTTTGTAAATACCACCTTCAGTTTTTTGCAAGTTATTTAACTCCTTTCTTTGACTGAGATAGAATGCTTGCATGTTTCTAATCTGCTTAGGGTCAGCTCCGAGTTTTTTAGCAGTTGCTATATTTTTTTCATAATTGGCGATTTCATTTAAAAGTTTTCCAGTTCTTTGTGCATTTTCCAACTGTTTACCTTCCAATTGAGCAATTTGTTTCGTAAAAGTAGCCGCCTCACTCTTAGCTTTATTAATGTTTATAGTAGTGTTAAGGATACTTTTTAAAGATGTGGCCTGTTTATCTAAGTATCCAACATCACTTGCATCTATAGAAACCCCTGCAGTTATGGGAATTGGGGTGGGATTTGGTACCGGTGCTTGTGTAGTTTGTTTTCTGGATCTAGTTCTTGGTCTTTTTGCCATAGTAAATTAACTCTTGTCTAAATAAATAGCTATCTATCGTTTTTTTACTTTTGACGTATAAGTTGCTTTTGCTTGCTCTGGGGTTTGTATGTTTGGCTTAGAGATTAGGGGTTTATCAGCAGTAACTGTTTGTTGCTGTTCTCTTACTTCTTGTAGCTTCTCTAAGTGCTCATTAATAAACTTAATGTTAAGTCTTCTTTCAGATATAGGCATATCCATAACCTCAGACCACGAAAAGCCGCCACCTCCGTGATAAGTTAATTCAAAAACTTCTCTCTTGTAAACTGCTCTATACTCAACTCCCGGGAAAAAAAAATTCTGCTGTTAGAGGTAAGTTTTGATCAATTTCTTTACCACTTCGCAAAGTAAAATTAACTGTTAAATCAATGTCTGGAGATATAGAACCTATGTAGGATCGTAGAGGGTTGGAATCCTTTGAAATTAAATAGTTGTCAACAAAATCTCTTACTGTTTTTGGTTCGTAGTCACCATTTACAGCAACTATTTGCTTTTTCAAGCGAGTTGTTACTTCACCAGCTGCTAAATTAGCTTTTTTCAAGCCTTTTAACTCAGCATCTATTGCTTTTTCATCACCTACAGTAAGCAATTTGAAAGCTACAGTGTTTTTAGAGTTAGGTAATTCAAAAGTAAACTCGTTTTTATTATTAAAGATTGTATAATCTACAATTTTATTTTTTAGATCCTGTAAATCAATATTAATGATTTCCTTTGTTTCGTCTTCAGTGTCCGTATATTCAAAACTATAAGCAGAACCATAAGCTAATATACGAGCAGCAATTAATAATGCATTTCTATCTCCCAATATCAACTCATCGTATTTTATGGGTGTTTTAATAAGAGATTGAAGCATTTTTTCAATAGCTAAACCCTGTCTTAGTAAGTTTACGTTTGTTAAAATATCCTCTTCTCTAGCTGTCATGTACTTCATTTCTATAGTACCAGAAGAAAGGGGATTGCTTAAATCATAAATTTTACCTTGTGAAGGTAACTCAATAGTTTCGGTAGGAAGTGTGAACTTTTCTGACATAATCTTAATTTTGTTGTATATTAATAAATATATACAATATGGATTTTTATGGGTTATTTTCTAAAAACATTTTGAATAAATTCAACTCCGATATTGAATAAGTCATACACAATACATCCGTATACTACCATCATAACTGTGTAAAATACTGCTGAATACATAAAGTAGGTAGCAAAAGACCCGTGATCGTTTAGTTGAGAGGTCATTAGACTAAAAAACTGAAAGCAAATAGCTGTGATAGTAGAACATACAACAATTCCTAACACAAACATTAAAATTGCTCCTATTATAACTAATTCGATCCAAAATAGTCGTACAAAAAGTCCTAATGAAATCAGAACTAACGTGTAAAATAGAAAAGCTGCCATATTATATTATTTAGAACCTAAAGATACGACCATTCTACATATCAGGCAACAAAAAAAGCTACTTTTTTAAGGTAGCTTTTTAAGATATTAATAATAAAGGACTATACGTGTATAATAACTACTATACCTGATCCACCATCTCCACCATCACCCCAGTTACTCGCTTGGTCAGATAAAGCACCCCCACCACCACCAGCTCCTGTGTTAGCAGCACCCTTTGCGCCTGCTCCTTTAACACCTGAACCACCATTTCCACCTCCACCTAATCCACCTAATCCACCAGCACCAGGTCCTACATTTACCCATCCACCACCTGCACCACCACCTGCATAATAAACAGGAGTACCGTTTTGAATTGTAAGTGCTACACCATTTCCACCGTTTCCACCTTGATGTATTGTGAAAGGATTATAGAATATATCAAAATTACTACTTCCTGAATTAGCAGCACCACCGCCACCTGCACCAGCTTCTCCTCTTCCTACTTGCAAACCACCTGGAAAGCCTAGGTCTGTAAATAGCTTTGAGCCACTCACAACTCCACCTCCACCTGATCCACCATTTCCGCCATTTGGACGACCACCTACTCCACCGTAAGAACCTGTTAACATTTCAGCATCTCCACCACTTGCAAAAGATTGTGTGATTGATCCGCTTACATATTTGTAATTGTTTCCTGCACTGCCAGAAAAAGCTACTAAGGTTAGTGTTGTTCCAACAGAAGCTGCTGTAATATCGAAACTGCTTGATAGACTATTTATTTTATTTCGTACTGCAGCAGTTGTAAGTGCAGCAGTTGATCCTGTTACAACATAATAGTTAGGAGCTGCATCTACTTGAGTTAAGCTAGATGTTATATGAAAAGTTCCTAATATAGAACCTGTCAATTGAAAAAATGCATGATCTGCGTAGGAAGAACTTACTACAGCTCTTGCTAAACTAGCTGAAGCTGCTATAATAGTGGTTCCACCAGGTGTTGCTGGTGAGTTATAAGTACCACCACTTCCACCTTTACCTACTGTTACACTCCATGTAGGGTCTGTAGCTAAAAAAGTATAGGAACTAGTGTAAAATACACCACCTGCACCACCTCCATTACCACCAAATGCATTGTTTCCTGTACCACCACAGCCTTCTGATCCACCTCCACCACCGCCAACTAAAAGAACTTGTGCAGTTAAAGTTCCGGTTCCTGCTACATAAAGATTTCCTGATCCTGTGAAAGTCTGTACCTGATAAGTAATTCCACCCGATACAAAAGATGATGATATACCACCTGATAGTGTTAAAGCCATAGTTTTTGTTTTAATTTATACGCTAATAAATAGTATGGATTACCCCTTATAGTATATTTTGTAGCCTTTCTTCATTATGCCTGGGTTGTCCTTAAGTCTAAAACTGATGGTTGACTGTGAAATGTTTATGATTTTAGATAGTTGTAAAGCACTCCCGGCTTCTATTTTATTACCGTCCTCATATTCACATACGACTATGCCTTTACTCGCGTTTGCATTTAATCCAATTTTACCGGTCTGTCTTTCTACCGCTAAATCTGCTAATTTTTTACGGCCCTCCATTGTAATACTAGATTTCATCCCCTTAAATACTCTGGATTTATTGTTTGTGTTACCTTTTTGAGCTTCTGATATACTCTCTCTATGCTTTTCTGTCTTTTTGCGAGTCCATAAAGGCATTAGTAGAGTTCTAGCTTCGGCATACTCATCGGCTGTTAGTTTTCTTTGTTTATCATAAGCTAATCTATGGAAAGCCCATAACATTTTCTGTCCGTAGATGGGATGCTTTCCTAGCTCTTCAGTTAGTATCCTATGACACTCGTAGTGTTCTTGAGGTGTAAGTAAAACTGTACTAGACTTTTTATTAAAACTTTTGGGTACTATGTGATGTGCTTCATAATAAACACCACCTTTTACTCTATTTTCAGATAAAGCCTTCCTAATAATTTGAAAATAACTTTTTAACATAAAAAAACTCCTTTCTAATAAATAGTAAGGAGTTCTTAAAAAGTAGTAATTGAGTACTCAGTAGTTTAAAATACAATAATCCATTCCTATTCCTAGTTCAATTGTGATTGCGTCTTGGTTAGACCAGTCATAAGAACCGAAATTAGATGTTTTAACGAATGCACCTTTAATAATCCACTCACTTACGATATCACCTACTGGACCTAAGATTGATAAGTTTAAA